TAACATGGGGGCGTAAAGTATCTGTGGTCTTTTAGGTAAAATCATTCTGATTTTCCTCTATTATGCAAATTGAGAAACTGAGGCTAAGACGGTAAATGTTGCTGAAGCTGTTTTGATGATGGTAAAGTTATATACATCAATACCAGAAGCATTCCCTGATGTTGGTGCGCTGCCGCCCTGCCACTTTGGAGTGACCGCTGAACCGTCTATTTGGTAAGCATTTAGGTAGTAGGCTGTTGAGCCTTGCCCAAACATTACTGCACAACTCATACTTTCACCTACTGCCATCACACTGTCTAAAGTAGTTGAGGCATCACCTCTAAAGTTAATTGCTGAGTTAGCAGACATATTACTGGTAAAAAATAGAACAGCCTCACTTAAAAGACTCAAATCGAAAGTAGTAAAGCCTGTATTTGGATTTAATTGGGCTTTCTCAATAACTTCATCAATCTTCAGAGAACCATTAATATCTGCCCCAGTAGCCGTAACCACACCAGTAACATCCAGTGGCTTATTCATTGTCCACTTGTCGCCAGTAGAGGCATAGTTAAATGTGGCTGAAGCACCGTCTACGCTTATCCCTGCGCCATTTGCAGCGGCTGCGTTGGCTGCACCAGATGCCACTGTGATGTTAAGATCATCTACTGTTAAGGTAGTTGAGTTGATAGTGGTAGTCGTACCGTTGACTTGTAGCCCTCCAGTAATTGTGAGGTCACCACCAAGAGTTACATTTCCAGAGGTATCCTCATTCACTACAGGTAGCCAATTACCTGCATGGGCATAATAACCTTTGCCTGTCGCATGGACATGAGCAAACATCCCATGATATGTAGATGCACTTGGAAGGTCACTTAATTGTGCATAGTTATTTGAATAAGTAATTTTTTGAGTACCAAAATCTATGTCGGCTGTACCAAAACCAAGGTTTGTCCTTGCTGTAGAGGCACTAGGTAAATCGGATAGATTATTAGCTTTTACTAAAGAAGTATTAGAAACGGCAGTATTTACCGCTTCTACTGCTTTGCCCAGTAGCAAGAACTCTTTTCCGTCCGTAGTGCCACTGGTATTGTTAATCTTAGTAGTAAGATTAGCTTCGAGTGTCGTTGTGTTAATTGCCATTTTAGAGTCCTGCCAATGCTAAAGTTTCGACATCATCGATGAGTACATCGACTTGTGTCTTCGTATAGTGGCTAGATAATTGGAAAGTTCCATACCCGACGATAGCCACTGTATCGTTGGTATTTGCTGCAACATTTAGAACAATATTAGTTCCTGATGTACTGTTAAAATCTGATGGTGCTAATTTTACACCGTTAAGGTAAACGTCTACAAAACCTGCATCATAAACTGCAGGGAATGTAGTAGTTGATCCTGTGTAGGAGCCTGATGAAGTACCTACTACATAATCTGATCTTTCTGATGTTCCATTGACTGAGCTACCTGCATTCTGAAATCCACCAGAGCCATACACTTTCATAAGGTTGTTAGTGGTATCGAACCACAGATCACCGACACCTACATTTGCGCCTGTCGGGGCTGATGCTGATACGAAGTAAGTATCTAGAAACTGTTGTGATGAGGCAATTGCTGATTGGGCTGTAGTCGCATGACCTGCCGCTGCATTCTCACTTGCAAGAGCCGCTGCCGCTGAGTTAGCCGCTGCCGTAGCAGAAGTTGCGGCTGCAGTAGATGATCCTAAAATAGCATCTGTGTATGCTTTGGTAGATGCTTGGTCATTTTGAGTTGGATTAGGTAAGCCACTAATCGTATTATTGCCCATAGCAATCGTACCAGACATAGTGCCGCCTGATAAATTTAACTTTAGAGCGTCCTGAGTATCTGAATAATTTTTAGTTGCTAAGTCTTGAGCGTTTGTTGGATCACCTGCATTGGTAACCTTAGACGTACCCATGTCGATAGGCCCAGACATTGTACCCCCTGCAAGAGGTAACTTTGTAGCTATACTGTTAGTAATCGTAGTAGAAAAGTTTGCATCATCATTAATTGCTGCAGCTAATTCATTTAGGGTGTCTAATGCTGCAGGGGCAGTATCTACTAGGTTAGCTACGGCTGTATCTACATCGGTTTTTCGGGCAGCATCATTTGGATTAACAGGTGCAGATAAATTCTGAATAGTAGCAGTTGTGCCGCCATCCATATTTAATGTGCCTGAGATAGTTACATTATTGAATGTAGACGTACCCGAAGAAGTTACATTACCTGTTATATCGCCTGAAACTGCGCCTGAAATAGTCCCTGATGCAGTAATATTAGTAAAAGTAGATGTACCAGAATTTGCAGTTACGTTACCTGTTACATTACCAGTTAGGTCACCAGTGAAACCACTATTTGCAGTAATTGTAGTACCAGTTATTCCAGTTGGGTTTGTACTACCAATTACGACACCGTTTATTGAGCCATTATTTCCTGCACCGCCTACAGTTACTGAGCCTAGAGTAGAAGTGGTAGAGTTTAGAGAAGCTAGTGTACTTAGACCTGTTACTCCAAGAGTGCCCCCCATAAGAGTATTACCTGCTAGGTGAAGGTCTTTGTATTTTAAGGAACTGCTACCAATGTCTATAGTATTAGTAGTTTCAGGAACAATTTTTAAACCATCATTAGCTACTACCTGTCTCCACTGTGCGGCATTGCTTGTGTTATCTACACATATAAATATCTTATCAGTACTTACATTTATCCAAACAGAGCCTACTGCGTAGTTTTGACTACTATCATTTGCTATAGTTGGGTTTGCTGTAGCATCTAATTTGTTAGCTCCCCCAGAACCACCATTAACTGCAGGAAGTAACCCAGAAACAGAGGTGGCTAAATTTATTTTAGGTCCTGCCCCTGCAGACGTACCATCGTGAGTATGTCCAGTAGAAGCATTGAAGGCCGCAAGTAATTGATCAAATTCTGCATTAAGTGGTGGGGCAGTAATATTACTACCGTTGATAATACTGGCTATGGATTGTCTTGTATAACCTGTCATTATCTTCTCCCTGCAGTACTAAACTCAAAAACCAATCCTTGAATAGAAAATGGTTCTGATTGTCCTATTGTTACAAAAGTTGCACTCACTGAAAATCCGCTGCCTTGTACATCTGTGGTCATAATTGGCTTAGAGTTACCGCCATATAAAACATTAGCTGCGCCATAATCTATATTAAGACCTGCATATTCTATCTGACCGCCTTCACTAGCCTGTGAGTAAGTAGAGGGAGTTAAAGTAGCATTATCTCCCCAGTTATAAGAAAGAGTTAAAAATAATTCTACGGGGCCTTCTGCCCTAATAAAAGTATTTAGCTTTCTTACTATTTTTCTTTGTTCTGTGTCTCCAAAATCTAGGTAAGGGGTTTCGTAAACGCTAAGAATATTACTATTGTTAAAACTAGTACCTTTTTCTTGTTCGTAAACTTTACCATCAAAGTCCCCATGTAAAATTCTTTCTTGGGTTCCTATGTATCCACTGGTACAGCAACTAGCTCTTATTCCTATTAACTCCCCATATGCCCACTGAATTTGACCTTCTCTATCATAAAGACCTCCAATAATTCCAAATGAATTTTGAACATCTACTGTAGGGTCCCCAACAAAAAAACGTACCTGAGATTTATTTCTAATAACTACGGCACTTATGTTATCTTCAGTTTGTCTATCTATTAGAGTAGTTAATAAAACTTGTATTGCTTTACTTACTGACTCAAGTTCTACGTCCCCAATTCTAGAAGTACCTGCTACAGGTCTAAATCCATCTGGGGCTAAAAATAAAATGTCTCCACCAATTTCAACTACACTGTCTCTAGATATACATCCTACATTTTTAGTGATATCTACAGTGTCATATAAACTATCGCCCTGTTCTGCTTTCTGGATTGCATTAGTACCAAAAATATATAAATCACTTCGGAATGGTTTAATTTGTACAATTCTAAAAGGAGCATCAAATTGTTGAGCCAGATTTTTAGAAGGCTGTCCTGAAGGAACCGAAGCCGCTGTGGTGGCAAAGTCTGAAGGGTCTTTAGCTACAGATACTGCTACCTTTGTAGGAAATGCTTCATCTCCTGAAAACCATAGAGCGTTATTAAAGAACTCTACTAAGCTAGGGGCAGCAATTGCCTGTGCGCC